TAATGTTTCTTCTTCACTTAATTTAGCTTGTTTAATTTTATGTATAAGTTCATCTGCTTTATCTGTATTAAACAAATCTTCTAATTCAGGTTTTTTATTTTTTGGTTCATAAGTTGGTGCTACTATTTTTCTAGTATATGTTTCTTCTTCTTCTATTACATCATCTTGATTTTCCCATACATCTAAACCCCATTCAGCAAGTTGAACACTATCCCACTCATTAGCTAACATATCCCATTCCCATTCTCCAAACCCTACATTATCTTTTACTATAAACTCTTGCTTTTGTGCATCAGTTAAACCTTTAGCAATAGTAACAGGAACTTCTTTTAGTCCTGCATCTATACAAGCTTTATATCTCATATTACCACCCAAGATTGTCATATCTTCATCAACTACTATAGGTCTAAGATCTAACATTTCAGGAAATTCTTTTATAGACTTAATAAGCTTTTTAAACTTTTTATCTTTTATAATTCTTGGATTAGCTTGATTTGGTTTTAACTTATTGATTTCTAGTTTCATAGTATATAATAGAATTTATTGTTATTTATTTTAATCTGTCTTTAACACCACCCCATAGTTTATCTTTTCTGTTAGATAAAGTAGGTTCAGTTCTTTTAAGTGAAGGAAATCCACCAAACTCTTTTTCTATCTCTTGCATATATTCTCCACATTGACATAATGCTTCTCTTGTTCGTACCTTACCATCAATTACTTCTAATGTAGCTTTAGATAATTGTCTTGTGTTACCACATACATTACATATATATTTTAACATAGTATTAGTTTTAAAATAAAGGAGAGCATAAAAAACATTTAATCATTTATTGTGGCAATATGCCTACTCTCCTTTAAATATGACTTATTCTAACTTTCTTTTTTTTCTTTTTTAAATTTTTTAATTCATTATTTAGATGATCTATTGCTTTTTGCAAACACTCATCAGGTGTATTATGTTTTCTATCACTTCTTAAAATGTAAGTAAGTGCAGTTGCACAATTATAATTTAATGCATAGTCCTCAATTATATCAAATGCTTTATATCCATAAACTTTTCCTGTATAATAATTTGGTGTTTTATCTTCTGTATTTTTCATATATTATTTTTATTCCTTTAAAAGTATCATTTAAACAAGTTCCACAACTTGTGTTTGTTTTATAATTTGTTCCATATATAGTGTTGTAAAGAGTAATCATTCTTTTTTTTACTGCTTGATTTTTAGCTATCCCTGTTTTAATATCTTCCCATATTAGTAATACTTCTTCTATTAATTCTTCAGGTATTCCTACAGGTTGTTCAAGTTCCTTAGTCTTTAACCAATACTTCTGTGGGCATTCCATTAAACTGATTCGTGCCTTGATTGACATAAAACATAAACACACTTTACAACTTCCTGTAGGTCTAAAGTAATAATCACAACCTTTACAGATGTCAAGTCTATCTTTGTAAACCTTATCACTTACAAAAAACTTATTCATCTAACAAGTCTTTTAATTGCTCTCTTACTTTATCTATAGTTGTAAACAGACTGTTCCTGCTTATACCTGTTTTTTTTGCGAGTCCACTAAGTGTATTACCCTCATAATAATAAAGTTTAAATACATCTCTATCATACCAATAAAATTCATCTAATGCTTTATCGATTTGCTCTAACTTTTGCCATTGTTGAAATTCATTAGGATTTGGTATATTATATAAATGTTTTTTATGATATACATCTGAATTATCATAAGTTATATTACTTGATCTACTATCAATATGTGTATAATACTTTTTGTATTTATAATAATAAGGACTTCTAGGACTTGTAAAACTTCTTCTTAAAACTACTGCGCCATAACTTAAAATACCTTTTTTATTATCTTTTTCATAAATAGATCTAAGAGTATCAGGATTCATCTGTAAAAAATAAAGCATTAATTCTGAAACAGTTTCTTGTATTTCATTTACATCTTGACTAAAAGTGTAAGACATCTCTACAAATGTTTCTCTACAATCTGCTACTGCTTGATAAATCTTATTCATTAGTAAACTCTATTTCTTTTAAATCTTTTACTAATAGTTCTAAACTATTGTCTAATAAAAGTTTATAAGACTTTATAATTTCTGAATTGCTTTTAGTAGATATACCTGCAAAAAAACCATTGACCATTACAGAAGTATTTACAGGAATTATCATTAACCAATCATTCCAATTACCTGAAATTGCAGTAACATCTTCTCCATAACTATTGTGATATTCAATAATTAGTTCTAATACTTCTTTGAAATTTTGGTATTTTGTTTTAGTAGAAATTTCTTTTACAAAAGACAACATCAAGTTTAAATAGTCATTGACAATTATTTGATGCATAGTATTTGCAAAAATGGGTTTTGTCATAACCCAAATATAACGAAATATTTATTCTAGATTTTTTTCTTTTTTTAAGTTTTTAACATAATCAGATCTTAACATTTTATAGGACTGCCTAGATAAAAACTGTAGTTCTTCTGCAGTACCTTCTCCATATTTAGCATCTAAGTTTTTACTGTACTCATACTGCATTCCTTGTTCATACATATTACACTTAATACATTGTACTTGATTTAATTTATGGAATCTTGTAGCCATATGCCTTCTAGACATAAAATGACCACATTGCATACCATCTTTATAATTTTTAAATGCAGAACAAGTAAAGCATTTTACATAACCTGTATTTTTTTCTGCATCTCTAATTCTTATATATAAACTAAACCATTTGTCTAATTCTTTTTTTAGTTTGCTAATGGTTTTTTTCATAACCTAGATCTTTTCTCCATTTATCTTGCAGTATTCCTTTTCTTATATTATACTTCTCCCCTCTGTATTCAGGACATTCCTCTTGTAACTTTGCTCTTGCTCTTTTTATACTAGGTGCTGATGTTAATTTATTACTAGCATATAACTTTAAAAAATCTTTAGCAGTTATTTCTAAATTATTTAATTCTTCAGACCATATATTAGCACAAAGTCTATTATCATCATCTCTAAGTTTTGGATATTTATCTAACCAATATATTACTTTATCTTTTGTTTTCATATATTTTCTAAACAAATTGGACATAAACCATTATCAGATATTACTGTTGTTATTTCAACTCCACAACAAGTTATTTCTTTTTCTTCTTCATTCATTTTAATAATTTTTTAGGTGGTTGATAATAAGGTACTTGTTCAGGTTTCTTATTTAGTGTATGAACGTCATAGTAAGCAGAATCAATGGTTTTCTTATGACTAATTACGAATCTGTAAAATGTTCTAATATTTATATAAGGATCAAACTCACTAAACCTTACACCTATTTTAAAAGCATCTTGCACTTGATTAAAAGTCAGTCTTTTAAATCTGTTTTCTGTTTGCAGATCTTCAGCAAATATTTGTGCTAAAGTAAAAATAGTATCTGCATCTATTCTATGTCCAAGAGATACAGAAGTTATACCTATTAAATCTATTACCTTTTCAATTAATTCCTTTTTGTTTTCTTCTTGTAATGTCTTAATCATCTTTACTTATACTATTAAAGTGTATAGCTGATTGATTATGATCTTCTTTTATTTCTGTTTTATCTTGATTAGAAATAGTACCACTAAGAAATCCAAATCCATAAGTTGCTAATGCTAATAGTATTGTTAGTATTGTTTCCATTTTATTTATTTTTAATTTTACTTATAAAAGGAAAAGTGGCTCAAGAATTAACCTGATCTTTGTTCTTCCACTTAACCTTTTTTTTATAATCCTTCAGCACATATTTTGACATATCATTATTTATAAAGGTATTTTTATTGTAATTATATTCTTCATAGTTACTTGTAAATTTACCATTTATTTCAATTTTACCACTATATGCAAAATAATCATCTAGTTCTATTATATTTTTTCTATATATTTCTTTGCCTTTTCCCATTCTGATACCTGTGTTTTTATTTTACTTTTATTAGATTGATCTAAACTTCTTCTCTCCCAAGTTCTTATACTAGCTTTCCAATCTTTCATTTTATTTTTTCCTACAAACCAATTTTTAGATTCATAAAAATCAAAAAAAGAATCAGCATCTATATTATTATTTCTTTCTAAACAATAATCCTTAATTTCTAAAACATTTGGTTTTTTAAAAAACTCCCTTTTATTACTATATGTAATATTATTATTAATACTTGTATTATTATCTATTAACTTTTCTTCAATACCCCTATTTAACTTTTCTTCAATACCCCCTTTAATAGTTGTTATATACCTCTTATCAATTTCTTTACTACCCTCTTTGTATGTATATGTAGTTTTTATACAATCAAATGATTCTAATTGACTTATCCACTTTGATATACTTGTTTTAGATACATTATATAAATCTGCAAAGTATCTATTACTTGCAAAACATTGACCATTCATATTCTCTAAAGCAGTTATTTCTGCAAAAAGTAATTTAGCATTAGGTGTTAGATTTTTATTATATCTAACATCAGCAGTTAAAATAGCATAGTAATTTGGTTTCTCTTTCATATAGTTTTTATTTCTAAAGTATAATTATAATCTTTGAAAACATCTTTTATTGTATTAATATTTTCAGAACAATAAAAATAATTAGTTTTTAATTTATAAACTATAGATCCACTTTTTATTATAATATATACTTGTGGTTTCTTAATATTAACATCTATACCTGATTTAACTAATAACATTCTAATCTTATCTTTTGATTCAAATTTTTTCTTTAATTTGATTATATCAAAGTAAATATTATAAACTTTATTAAATAGTTCTCTATATTTAGGATCAGAAGTATAGTACATACTATGACATTTTTCATAATGCAAAACAGATGTTCTATCTCTTTTAATTATTTTAGCTATAGTTGTAGGGTGTATATCTTCTATCATTCTACCAACAAGACTAGCTACCATTCTAGGTGTATGTACCATTTCTTTTCTAGTTTTTTCAGCTAAAGATCCTTTATCTAGTCCTACTATATTAGTAGTTAAATTACATATTTCTATAAATTTTTCTTTTTCTGTCATAATTAAAATGGTAAGTCATCACTTTCTTCCTCTATGCCTTGATCTCTATTTATAATATCAGTTACATTACAAGTATATCCATCTATGTTGTGGTAATACTTACCATTAAATTCTCTAGATGATAAATTAATATTACAACTTATAATGTTTCCTATTTCATTAGCTTTTATCTTATTTACATTATCATTAAAAAAACAAACTACAACCTCAGCATTGTACTTAGTATCTTGTTCTATTAAGATTGATTGCTTTTTCCATTCTTTACCTGCTTTAGATGTACCTGATTCTAAATCAAATACTTTTACTAATTTTCCTTCTATTACATTTTTCATTTTATTATTATTTATTAATTATTTAAAGTTGTACTTAAAACCTTTTGTTGATTATCTGATAAAATATAATCTTTCATTTTAGATTTAACTAAATCTGTTTTTCCTTCATTTGCTGCTTTTAACATAGCATTAAACTTTTCACTTGATAAAACCTTTTTACCAATAGGTTCATTGACTTTATTACTATCAGCATCTTTAGTATCATCTAATAAAAATAAATTACCAAGTGCATATTTTTTAGCATAAGAACTACTAGATCCAAAAGATTGTGCTATATCCATTCCTTTACGTTGTGGATTTATACCTGCCTGTGCTTCTACTGATAAAGTCTTTTCTCCATCTGATATTTCTACTTTTGAATTTAAGACTAAATAACCTGCAATTTCTTTAGTAGTTTCTGTTATTGTTAAATAACAATTATATTTTTTAAGTAATGGTTTTACTGCTTCTAATATATCTTCTGCACTTCTATATTTATATTTACCAAAACTATTATATTGATTTTTAGGTGCTTTTAATTCACTTTGTATAGCTATTAAATAATTGTTTTCTTTTTTCATTTTTGTTTTATATATTTAATTGTTTGTTTTTTTATGTATTGTATTTGCTCTCTATCTATCCACTCTAAGAAGTTAAAAGCATCAAACACTATTGTAAAATCCTCTCCCATTTCATCTTGCCCTCTTAAATACAATTCATTGTCTGCACATTGAAAAGTATTTATATCATTCATTCTTTTGTAAATCATATTGCTAGATGTTTCTTCCTTATCTAATAATTGTTTTATCAATTTTAGTTTATTTATATCATTTTCAGTTAAATCTTCTGTTTTCATATTATTAAAAGTTTTTTGTCATTAGCTTCATATTCTTTTATCATTTTATCTGTAAGATTTAAAGAGTATGTGCCTGTGATCTCTATTGTATCATCAGCACATCTTTGTCTAGTTGTTCCTATCATAATTACAGAGTTCCAATCTTTTTTAATATCTGCAAATTGTTTATTTAAATAAGAATTAGTTCCTACTGCTGCAGAAGTACCTTTGTAGTAAACTAACTTAGCTTCAACCTTAGTATTATCATAAGTCAGTAGTCTTTCTTGTCTTTCTATTTCGTGTTGCTTTTGCATCTCAACTAATTGTTCTTTAGTTGGTGGTGTTGGTTTATATATATCCATAATTATATTCTATCTAATAAACCACCCAACATTAATAAACCTACTGATCCTATACTTACTATTATGAAAAATATTATATTTAATAATATATTTTTAAATCTTTTACTTACTAATCTTAACTTACGTTTTTCTAATACCATTTGTTTTTGTTTTTTATTAAAATTTATATCCAAAGTAATTCTTAACAAAAATCTCTAAAGAAATCCATTCTGTAGCTTTTACTCTAGCTACTGTCAAAGTTTTATTTTTAGTATCTATAATATCAACTAAAGAACACCCTTCGCCAACTACTAATAAAGTAAATTGAGCAGAATTTATTCTAATTACTTCTTGATTTTTTTTGTTAATTATTGTTTTCATACTGCAAATATACAAATTAACTTTTAAATTAACATAGTAATTAAATAAGTTATTAACAATTAGAATGTTAATATATGTAAGGTGTTGATTATAAGGGCATTAAAAGATTTAATGGAGTTTGTCCATTATTAAGAATAACCGCACAAGCAACTGCAGGTCTTTTACCATATTTTGCGTAAGCCATAGCATACGACTTGTGATTGATACCACAACCTACCTGAGTTCCATAAACTCTAAAGTTTTTTCCAACATAGTGTTCTGTGTAGCATTGTGTATGTAAATGTCCTTGAACAGTATTCATCATATCTGCCCTGCATTTAGTTCTTGCAGTACCACCTTCTCCGTGTATATACTGAACATTGTTTAATTCATATCTTTCTACAAATTCCCAATTAGGAACTTCTAATACTTCTTTATATGACTTGATCCATTTACTAGGGATTGCACTTGTTTGTGCTTTTCGCATTATAATACGATCGTGATTGCCAATTATGACTGTTGCTATTGGAAATGCTTTGTACCACTTAGATATACGTTTAATAGCTAATTCTAGCTCATCTAAGCCGCCTAAACCATCTGCCGAGGACTCGTGGTAGCTTGAGTAGTGATTGTCGATTATATCGCCTATAAAGACTACTTCTGTGCAATTATAGACCTCATACTGTTCTTTACACCAATCAAGATAAGAATCCAAACAGAAAGGTTCGTGCAAGTCCCCTATTACTAATACATTACTTTTTTCTTGCTCTCTTAGTTTCTGTAGGATCTTTATCTCATTAGGTTTTAATCTATATCTATTACTTCTTTCCACTATCAGCTAATCCTTGTGCGCCTGTCAGACCAACTAAAGCCCAAAACATTTCACTAACGTGTACTTCTTCAACGTCTAAACTTCTTGCTATAAAGGGCACGATTATTGCTGCTATTGTAAACCATACTTTCTTTGACTTTAAAATTGTTAAAATTAAATAGTTCTTCATTTTTATTATTTTTAATTAATTAATATGTCCAAATGACATTATTATCCTTACTTCTATCGTTATCTACGTGAATAAACCCTTTATCAAAAGCTATACCTAGTCTGTTAAAACCTACTTCTAATAAAGCATTTACTATTAAAAATCTATCCCTAGAACTTTTAGGTAAATAGATGTCTGCTGCTAAACCAAAAAGGTGGCTAGAACCAACTCTACCACCCACATATAAATTGTGTTCTATTGTTCTATAACCACTTAGTATTTTAAATGGTACTCCTGCTCTATCTCTAGCTTGATCTAAGAGTTTGAGAAAGACTTTATCCATTTTTTGTCCACTACCTTTTAAATCAGGACTATCAAATTCAGATATTTTAAAATGTTTCAAAATTTATATATTAAATACTGCAAAGATTTTTACCCCTTTAAGATTGTTAATCAAAACTTTAGTAGTTTTCTTTGCTTCTTCTACCTTTTGATAACGTGGGTTTTTGCTATTTAGCTTTCTTTTTTTCATTACTTCTTTTCTTTTGACTATACCATTTGTCAATCGTGTAGGCAATAGACACAACTAATAAGATTATTTTTAAAGCTATTTCTATATTAGTGAACGTGGTTACACTTAGGACTGTTCCGTTTACTGCTGCTATTTCTAGACTGTCCTGAACTGTTTTTTGTATTGGCATTTGTCAAGTATGATTTTAATTTTGTTTTATTTACTTCTTTTACTTTATAATGTTTCTTCATTAATTATATGTAGTATCTAAAAAATCTCTAATTGTTATTTTATTATCTTGTTTATCAGGTCTTTCAAGATTCATACCTTGATAATAAGCATTGGAATTTGGCGAAACATCACTTCCTGAATTTGTCGAGTATTCAGGATAAAGACTACTGTTGTTGCATAAGTAATCTACTAATCGTTCTGTGTAGAATTGTGCAGTATTACTAATCTCTGATCTAAGATCTTGTGCTTCTGCTCTACTTAATGGTAATGCATTTTCTGATGTCTTACTAACTACATTGTTATTCTGCACCTTATATCTTAAAAAAGGCAATACTTCATAGAATGCGTAGTGAACTAACATATCAGCTACATAATCATCTAATAAAAGCTTATAGTTAGCATTTGCAGGGTTTCCTATAGTACCCCCACTAATCATACCTTGTATTGCTACAAACAGATTAGTACCAAGTTTAGTTTCTACATATTTTTTTTGTGCGATTTTAACATAAGGAAGTAAAAATTCTACGTCAACGTTCATATTGATTGCAGTAGATGATTTAAGTTTATCTTCACTAATAAAGAGTACGTATCCTGCCATAGTTTCTAATTATAATATCCGTTATTTTTCATTCTTTGTGGTGCTATTGCTACTAGCTTATCATTTCTTTTAGCAGTAAATCCTTCTGATTTAGCTTTAGTATAACTAATTATTTGACTATCATTAATCTTACTCTTAGCATTTCTTAAAGAAGTTTTAAAAATCTTTCTCAAAAAGAAATGTCTGCATTGAGGACCGCCCTTGTATAAAAATATATTATAAGTTCCTAATTCTGTTTTACCATCTTTATTTTTTATATATCCTGTTTCA